AAGATAACAGCGATGAAATGTCAGACGATGATTATTTAAAATTGTTAATAGATTCAACAAACAACTCATTACTGGTTTGCGATTATTCATTTATAAATTTGCAGCTTTTAGCTCACAACAGAATACCATTAACTAAATTTCAATTTCATTTTATTGATGTTTTAAAAGACATTTTTATTTGGAATAAATCTCAATGTCCACCAAACATTGTCAAAGGTGCATTTAATACAAAATGGGAATATATATTTTGTTTTAGTAACAACAATAAGACAAGGGGATTCCCTTGTGGTTGGCAGGGAAAATATGCCAATGTTGTGGAAACCGAATCAAATTCAGGAAATAAATTTGCTGGTGTTCATAAAGCTGGATTTCCAGTTAACTTTCCCTTGTGGTTTGTTGAAAAATTAGATTTTATTGAATCGTTGTTTGACCCATTCGGAGGCACAGGAACAACCATGATTGCAGCAGAGATGCGAAACAAAAAATCATATTTAATGGAACTCGACCCCAAATACTGCGATGTAATAGTAAAGCGTTGGGAAGATTTCACAGGCAAGACCGCTGTATTAGAGGGAGATACAAGTGGCACTCACATCTAAACAAGAATCATTCTCACAAGGGATAGCTAGTGGGCTTGGTCAGGCTGATGCGTATAGGGCAGCGTATTCAGCAACAGAATGGAAAGATACATCAATTTACCCTAAAGCAAGCCAGCTAATGAAAAATAGCAAGGTTGCAGCAAGGGTGGCTGAGTTAAAACAAGCACTTGAGAAAAAAAGCATTTGGACTAGGGAGATGTCAGTAAAGGCATTAGTTCAGGCATATAAGGAAGGCAAGCCGTCAGAAAAGATTAGCGCAGTCAAGGAATTGAACTGTATGCACGGATTCAACGCACCAGGACAACTCAACGTAGATCACAAGTTCGAACTCCTACTTCCATTCGTCACCCAAGCTATGATTGATCGCAATAATTAGTGGGCATCAATGCCTATCAAGTCAGAGCACCATTCGACCCATTCCATCGTAGGAAAGAACGCTGGGCAGTATTAGTCTGCCATCGTAGAGCAGGTAAGACAGTAGCCTGTATAGCTGAGTTAGTAGCGTGTGCTCTCGTCACCAATAAGCAAAATGCTCGCTATGCCTATATCTGCCCACAGTTCAATCAGGCAAAGGATGTGGCATGGGTTTATCTGAAAATGCTGACATCTGATATACCAGGAATATCCTATAACGAATCCGAGTTGAGAGCCGACCTACCACCCAAGGGGGATAATGATGGGGCTAGAATCAGGCTATATGGTGCTGACAATCCAGATCGGATGCGAGGCTTATACCTAGACGGTGTGATACTAGACGAATACGCTGATATGAAGCCTTCTATATGGGGTGAGGTGTTAAGACCAGCGTTAGCAGATAGGAAGGGCTGGGGAGTGTTTATAGGCACTCCAAAGGGGCATAATGACTTCTGGGACTTATGGCAACGTACCATGTCATCACCAGATTGGTTTAGACTAATGCTCAAGGCATCTCAATCAGGCTTGGTTGACCCAGTAGAACTAGCAGCAGCCAAGTGCGAAATGACAGATGACCAATATGAACAGGAGTTTGAGTGTTCATTCGAGGCTGCTATTCAAGGTTCGTACTATGGCAAGGAACTAGCCCTATTGGAGAGTTCGGGCCAGATATGCTCAGTTCCACATCAAGTGGAGGTCGAAACTCACGCAGCATTTGACATAGGATACTCAGACGATACAGCTATTTGGTGGTGGCAGATCATCAATGGCGAGATCCATGTAATTGACCACTTTGCCACAAATGGGGAAAATATCGCCTTTTATTCAACAATATTGTCCGAAAAGGGGTATAATTACCCCAAGATGGGAGGCAAGCCTTTTGTATGGTTGCCCCATGATGCTAGAGCCAAGACATTAGCTGCTGCTGGTAAGAGTGTTCAAGAGCAGTTCTTAACTCTTGGTTTTGCCAGTAGGATAGTGCCTACGCTGTCCATTCAGGATGGTATTCAGGCTGCTAGAATGACCTTGCCTAAGTGCTGGTTCGATAGAGATAAATGCAGGGATGGATTAAACAGTCTATCGTTATACCGTAGAGAGTTTGACGAGGGTAGGAAGGTGTTTAGAGAACATCCATTGCATGATTGGACTTCTCATGATGCTGATGCCTTCCGTATGCTTTCAGTAGCTTGGCGCGAGGAACAGAAACCTAAACCTCCACCTGAGATAAGATTCCCGACCCAGCAAACCATCGCTGAGTTAATTAAAGCCCAACGCAATAAGCGTTTACATGATGATTAGGAGATAGTATGCCATTCGGAACAGACCCACTAGACATTTACCACAATAACGTATGGTATAACCACGCGGGGGCGCAAATATCGGGGATTGATGATAACAATATAGTATCAGCCACAGCAGTAATGGTGAATGGAGATACGATCTTTACCTCTACTGGCGATGTGACAGTACATGACCTAGTATCGGTATGCGTAACAGCTAACAACGGTACTGCATCTACCCTACAGTATCGAATAGTTCCCACAATAGGCACATCCACTACCATCTCAGGTGCTTCGGCTACACTAGCCTCTGCTGCTGCTGGCACAATAGTCACCCTGGTAGGCGATGCACTAGCTACTGCCCCTACAATCTCACCCAATGGTGTTGGGTTAAGCCAAGCTGCCAAGGGTATGTACTTCCCAGCAGGAACGCTGAGAGTAGTCATAGGTGTAGGCTCAACAACTGGCACATGGAAACACTACCTTAGATACTCCCCATTACAAGCTGGCGCGACTGTAATCTAAGATGGAAGCCCAGAACGAACGCAAAGAGGAACTGGGAGAGGGCGATAAGGGTATCCAAAGAAGGTGGATGCTCGAACTCAAGCTATCTGATAAACGTGAAGCTGAATGGCGCAAGACTGCCAAGGCTACGATAGATCGTTATCGCGGTAGGAACAGGAAGAAGAACAGCTTCAACATCCTGTGGTCGAATACCGAAACATTGATGCCAGCGGTATACAATTCACTTCCACAGCCTAATGTTCGTAGACGATTCAAAGATGAAGACCCAGTAGGCAAGGCTGTATCTGACATACTCTCACGTTCATTAGAGTTTAGTGTAGACATAGAGCAGTTCGACACGGCTATCAAACATTCATTGTTGGATATGCTGCTTACCGGTCGTGGTGTTAACCGTATTAGATACGTTCCATCATTCGAGCAAGTAGGCTACTCAGACGAAGAGCCAAAGGAAACCGAATCACTCCAGACTGAATCACTAGAGGTTGAAACCACAGAGGAACTGGGCTGGGAACAAGTAGTAATCGAGCACGTTCAATACGATGACTTCCGTATGGGTGCAGGTAAGACATGGGAGGAAATCCAATGGATAGCCTTCCACCATCGTATGACACGAGATGACCTTATAGACAAGTTTGGCGCAAAGGGCGAGAAGATGCGCCTAGATGACACCAACGATGAGGATGTCAACCGTGAGGATGAATCCACTATTGATGCCTTCAAGACTGCAAGTGTATGGGAGATATGGGATAAAGAGGAAAAGCAGGTAATCTTCGTATCACAGAACTGTACCGAGCCACTAAAGATACTGGAAGATCCACTTGAACTGACTTCGTTCTTCCCTATCGCTAGACCTGTATACGCTATCGTTGATGGCGGTACTATGCTACCTACAACCCTCTACTCGCAGTATCAAGAGCAAGCCGAGGAACTGGACAAAGTATCAACACGAATCAACAAGATATACGATGCCCTCAAGGTTAGAGGTATATACGATTCAACCATGAGTGAGGTATCTGAACTCCTAAAGGGTAACGATAACGACTTGATTCCAGCCCAAAATGCTGCTGCTTGGCTAGAACGTGGTGGGATTGAGAAGGCTATCTGGATGATGCCTATAGAGCAAGCTGCCAAGGTGGTAGTTATTCTCACACAACAACGTGAGGCTTGTAAGCAAGTTATCTACGAAATCAATGGATTAGGTGATATTCTACGCGGTCAGTCAAACGCTAGTGAAACCCTTGGCGCACAGCAGATCAAAGCCCAATGGGGAACGATGCGTATCTCTACCTTGCAACGTGAATTGCAACGTTATATCAGGGATATGATGCGTATTATGGCTGAAATCATCTCTGAGAAGTTCCAGCTTGATACATTGCAGAAGATGACAGGCTTAAACTATCCTACTGACGAGCAAGTACAGCAAGCGATGATGCAGTATCAGTCGCAGATGGAGATGTTCAACCAACAGGCTCAGATGGCTCAAATGCAGCCACCTGGTCAACCTCCTATGGGCGGTCAACCACCACCACAGCCACCACAACAGCCTGTACCACCTCCCTACACTTGGGAGAGTTTACAGAAGGTTATGAAGGATGACTGCCAACGTACCTACAAGATAGACGTGGAAACCGATTCAACCACAGCATCTACGGTAGCCGAGGACATGAAAGGCTTAACTGAGTTGCTATCAGGTATCGTAGCGTTCGTGCAAGGTGTTGCCCCAGCAGTACAGATGGGTGCATTACCTATGGAAGCTGCCAAAGAGATCATGATGACCATTTGTCGCAGGTCAAAGATGGGTTCTGCGGTAGAAGATGCTCTTGACAAGATGAAAGAGCCACAAGCCCCACAAGATCCTAACGCTGGTGCTGCTGCTGCTGAACAAGCCAAACAACAGCTTGAGATGCGTAAACATCAAGACTTGCTACAACTAAAGAACATGGAGTTACAAGGACAGGCACAGCTAGAGCAGGCTAAACTAGGTCAAGCTGCTCAACTCGAACAGATGAAAACTCAAGCAACCACACAGTCTGAACAGATGAGAGCAGCAGCCGATGCACAAGCTAGTCAAGCGCAAGCCCAAGCTACGATGGAAGTCGAACGCTTCAAGGCTGAACTCAAGGCTCAGTCAGATGAGATGGCACAACGCTACTCTACCGAGTTAGAGATGGCTAAACTTGAGAAAGAACAAGAGTTTGAACGGTGGAAGGCTGAACTCGATGCCTCAACCAAGATACTGCTAGGTCAGATCAGTTCCAAGACCACTATGGATACAGCTATGCTGACAGCTACTAACGCAGCTAACACAGAGGTAGCCGAATCGCTAGGCAATAACAATGTGATGTTCAACGATGACAACAACAGAATGGACATGATGATGCAGATGCACAACGATGCTATGGGTCAAATAGGCTCTGTAATGGAACACCTACAGAAACCACGAACCATACTGCGTGATGCTAACGGCAAGATAGCAGGGGTACAATAATGGCAGCTTATGTAGGCTATCAAATAGGAACAGGAATCATACCTACTATTATTCAGTCTGCTACAGATAGCTGGAAGCTTATCTTATCCAACACAGCACCCAACGTAGCAACTCACACTACAGCAGCTTCGGCTACTGAGTTAGGTACGGCTGGTGGCTACACGGCTGGCGGTGTCAGTTGTACCATTACATCGTCATCCCAGACAGCAGGTGTGTATAAATTAGTCTTAGCTGCACCAGTTAGCCCTACATGGACTGCCTCTGGTGCTGGCTTTACATTCAGGTATGTGATTCTTTACAATCTTACCAATACTCAATGTATAGGCTATTGGGACTATGGATCGGCATTAGTTATGAATGGCACTAACGTTGATACTTTCACCCCAACGCTAGATGCTTCTGGCGGTACATTTACACTAACAACCCCAACTTAAATGTCTGTCACAGGAGTATGGAACACAACCAAATGGAATGGGTGTGTATGGGATACTGCAACACATACTTTATCTTGTGCAGTTGGATCGTATAGTTATCTAGGAATACCAGCATCACTATCTCGAAGCCATGTCCTATCTTGCGCTACAGGATCATACACATACACAGGTCTAGCTGCTACCCTAAATGTAAAGCATACTTTACTTTGTAACGTAGGAACATACGCTTATACAGGACAGGCAGCCACCTTAACTTATGTATCGTCAACAGCCTATACACTATTCTGCGATCACGGTGGCTATTTATACTCAGGAATAGCAGCAAAGCTAGGTTATGTTAAAACGAACACCAAGCAAGGCGGTGACGATGCACCTAGATCCGTAAAGAATCTCAAATATAAGCCCAAGCCACGAAAGGATGACTTTGGGAACGAAATTGTTGTACCAGAGGTAATATCCGCATTAACTGTTGAAAAATATACACTAAAACCAACACGAGTTAACGCAAATGAGTTACAATCGCATTTAGAAATAGATGACGAAGAAGCTATTTTAATGTTCATTTAGGAGTAATCATGGCAATCGTAAGCGCAGTAGCAGTACAAGCAGCACTAGATGCAACCGAAAAGAATATGAAGATTCTGAGGGTTAATCCAGTTAGTTCTACTGTAGACGAGTTCTACGTTAGTGGAGTTACAGCACCTTACGCTGGTAAGAACCGATGGGTACTCACGACCAATACAGACAGCGCAGCAGCACAAGCAACGACCATTAATAACGCGATGGTAGATTAAATGCCAGTATTTGACTATCTATGCCCATGCGGTAAGAAGTTTGAAAGATTCTTAAAGGCTGCCAACGTAGCCGAGCAACAATATTGTGAGTGCGGTAAGACTGCTGAGAAACAGCTAACCTGTTGTAACGTATACGTTATGCAGTCATACCAAAGCCCAGTAACAGGACAATGGATAGATTCACCCAACCAACGCAAGAAGGACTTAGCCGATTCAGGCTCAAGACCTTGGGAGGGGAAAGAGATCGAAACACAGATGGCGCAGGGTCGAGAGAAGGAGTTCGATTCTATGCTAGACAAGTCGGCAGAGAAAGCTGCAACCAGCGCGTTCCACGACCTACCTCTAGCAACACGAAAGGTTTTAACTAGCGGAGAAGCTGCACATGAGTGACGATCTGGAAACCCAGAATGACGAAGTAGCACCAACGATGGATGAAACAATAGGTAGTGCTTGGGCTGAGATACAGTCTAGGAACGAACCAGAGGCTCAAGAGAAGGAAGTAACTGAATCTGCCCCTGAGGTAGCTACTTCAGAAGATAATGCGCTTACGACCCCTTCAGAGGCTTCAGAATCGATTCCTGAGGCAGACACTAGTACCATACGCGCACCATCTTCATGGAAGAAGGAACAACAAGCCAAGTTTGCCTCGTTACCACCTGACATACAGTCAGAGATAGCAAGGCGAGAAGGCGATATACATAGAGGTGTAGAGCATTACAAGGTAGCTGCTGAACGTGGTAACACATACGAGAAGGCATTTGCCCCATTTAGAGATACTATCCAAAAGATAGGCTCGACACCCGAACAGGCTATTACTGGACTGATGCAGACCGACCATAATTTACGTTATGGCTCACCAGCACAGAAAGTAGCGGTAATTCAACATATTATCCAATCATACGGTATCAATCCCGAATGGTTCGATCAACAGAATAACTCGCAAGCCAATCCTGAGATCGGACACTTGCAGAACAGATTGCAACAGTTTGAGGCTCAACAGGCTCAACAGATGCAGAATATGCAGGAACGAGAGGCAGCATCGCTAAACAACGATATAGCAGCCTTTGCAGCAAAGAATGAGCATTTTGAAGCAGTTAGAGATAGGATGGCAACACTCCTAGAAGGCAATGCCTCTAAATCACTTCAAGAGGCTTACGAAACAGCTATATGGGCAGACCCAGCGATTAGGGCAACTCTACTTGCAGAACAGCAAAAAGAGATTCGTTCTAAAGCAGCTACCAAGGCTATAGAAGCAAAAAAACTGTCTAGCGCAAACGTGAGAACCAGGGGAGTAATCCCTGCTCAAGCTGCGGTAGGCTCAATCGAAGATACCATTCGTTCCAAAGCTAAAGAACTTGGAATGTATTAAGGAGATAAATTATGGCATCACCAGCAAGCACCATCATCACAGCGTGGAGTGAACTAGCTTCCACGACTTATCGTGCTCACTCGAAAGAGGTAGCCGATCAAGTAACAAAACACAATGCTCTGTTCAGACGTTTGACAGAAAAAGGCCGTACTCGTGTGGAAGATGGTGGTTTGACCATCGTTCAACCACTTGATTACCAAGCTAACTCCACTTATCAGCGTTATTCTGGCTTTGATGTTTTGAACATTAATGCCGTTGATGTACTGACAAGCGCTGAGTTCCCTTGGAGGCAAGTAGCAGTAAACGTAGCTGCATCTGGCTTAGAACTGCGTACTAACTCTGGCGAGAACAGAATCATCAACTTCACCAAAGCTAAAGTCAAGAACGCTATGCGTTCAATGGCCAACGGTCTTTCTACTGATATGTACTCAGATGGAACTGCTGCTAACCAAATTGGCGGTCTACAAGCCCTAGTGTCTGATCTAGGAACTGGTACTGTAGGTGGTATCAATTCAACAACTTGGACATTCTGGAAGTCGATTCTGCAATCAGCAGCAGCACCACTAAACGGTGTTTCAGCTATCACCCCATCAGCATCCACCATTGAGGCTCTAATGCTTCCATTGTGGCTCAAGCTGACTCGTGGTACTGATATGCCTGACATGATCGTTATGGATGATATTTATTTCACCATGTACGAACAGAGCCAAACTTCATTGAAGCGTTATACTTCGGATGACAATGGACAAGGTGGTATGATTAGCATGAAGTACAAGAGTGCAGATGTATTCTTTGACACTTCTGGCGGTATTCCAGCAAGTCATGCTTACTTCCTGAACACAGATTATCTTGAGTGGGTTGTGCATCGTGATGCCAACATGACCATGATGGATGAGTTGAGATCAGTTAACCAAGATGCTGTAGTTATTCCAGTTCTGACCCAAGGTAACTTGGTAGTTAGTGCTAGATTCCTACAAGGCTGCATGAAGGCCTAGGTCTTAATCAATTCACTTATAAGGAGTATTAAAAATGGCTTATGGAACATCAGACCCTCGCATTGGCGCACAACCAATAGCGAATACAGAAGCATCAGCACTTCACCCACTAGGTACGGTTATCCGTGCTAATGACCCAACCTACGGAGATGGAGAGTTTATCTATCTTCTTGGTGTTGCTTCAACAACTGTGGGTTCAGTAGTTACTTACGATGCCTCTACATACCAAACGGTATTGAGTGCTGTCGGTGGTAACATCCCTCGCGCAGTAGCTATTTCTATGTCGGCTAATCTGGGTACTTACTACGGTTGGTATCAGATTAGCGGTCAAGCAGTCGTAGCTAAGACTTGTACAATCTCACTAGCTGCTGGTGCAGCCGTTGGTGTGTTGACTACAGGACTGATTGCTGGTACTGGATCTGGCAAGGAAATTCAAGGTGCGGTAGTAGCAGCGGTAGCTTCGGCAACTGCTGGTCGTACCACAGTAAAGGTAATGATTGC